ACAACCCTCGACAACCTCGGATTAGCGCACGACACGACCGAGGTCGAGGCAATGATCGACGCGCTACAGCGTGAGTCAGGCGTAGCCGACGACGCGCTACGACCGGCGTACGACCGTCTAGTGAGATCTATCGGCGACACCGAGCAGGCTACGAGCACGCTACGACTGGCAATGGACATCAGCGCCGGATCTGGCAAATCCTTGGACACCGTGGTGCAGGCCCTCGGGAAGGCATACGACGGCAACACAACAGGACTGAGCAGGCTCGGCGCCGGTATCGATAAGGCCGTGCTGGCGACCGGCAACATGGACACCATCACCAAGGATCTAGCCCGCACCTTTGGTGGTCAGGCGAAGACAGCAGCCGACACATACCAGGGTCAACTAGACAGGCTGGCTGTTGGCTTTGGTGAACTTCAGGAAAGTTTCGGCGCAGGTTTCCTCGGCGCCCTAGGCAAGACTGAAGGCAAGACAGGCGACCTAATGACAGCCATGCAGGACCTGCAGCCTGCACTGCAGGACGTGGGCGCTGCAGTCGGTGACCTTGTGGTCGAGCTAGCAGACATGGTCACGTCAGCCGACAAAGCAGCAAAGGCAGGCAAACGTTTCCTCGACGACCCGAACTGGGACGACCTGAGCACGCTGATACGTGAAACAGCCGACAGCAACAGTTACCTCATCAGCACATTCGTGTCAGGCCTGCCAACAGTGGGCCCGTACCTTAACGCTCTGCTGTCGCTGGTCGGTGGCTACGACGCGCTAACGGGCGCAGCCAACGAGGCATACGGCGGGGTCAGCCGTACAGCCATGGCCATGGGCAAAGGCACACCTGAGGTCGACCGCAACACTGCAGCGACCACAAGATGGAACGCGATAGCAGCGGCTAGCGGTGCAGTCGTGTCGACAACAGGTGGCAACCTCGACAAGTATTTCGCCAGCCTCAACAGCACGGCCAGCGCGACCGGTGGCGCATCAAAGGAAACCGACCTACTGACCACAGCCTTTGACCTGCAGCGCGGCGTGGTCGAGAAACTGCAGGTCAAACTCGATAAGCAGGTTGAGGACCTAGACCGAAACACGCAAGCAGCTAAGGAATACGCAAGCACACTTTCAGGCCAGTTGCTTGGTGGCATCGACCTCGGTGCTGCACAGCAGACAGGCGCCGATCTAGGCATATCGACTCTAGAAGCGTTCGACCAGCAAATAGCAGAGGCGCAGTGGTTCGGCAATGTTCTGTCGTCAATACAAGCTAGCGGCGCTGACCAGCAACTGATTGATCAAATCGCCGGTTTAGGTCCTGCAGTCGGCGGCAAACTTGCACAGGAAATGATCGACAAGGGCCTAGTCCAGACATTCAACGACAGGCTAGAAGACATCACGGCAACCGCTACGACTGTAGGGCTGGCAATGTCTGGCCAGTTCTTTGGCGCTGGCATTGACAGCGCAACAAACTTTGTTGACGGAACAATTGAAGAACTGATGCTAGAGCAGGACCGACTAAAGAAAATTGGCAAGTCGATGGGTAAAGCCATTGGCGTAAACATGAAAGCGGAAATAGCGCAGGCAGTAGCCGAAGCAGTGGCAGCAGCACAGGCCGCTAAGACTGCTGCAGCAGCCGAGCGCGCAGCAGAGATAGCAGCGCAAGCAGTGACCGTGTCTGAGCAGCAGATTGCCCAGGCACTTCAGCGACTGATAGCCAACAGCAACAGTCGGGCCGGATTCACAACTGGCGCCCCTGCGACTACTCCGGTGCTCGGATGATCCCAACCGTCCTAGTGAACGGTGTCGCCCTTGATCTAGACGGGGTCGAGTACCGGATCACTGTTAGTCACGGTCGTAACGACATCACAGCTGCGCCAGCACCAAGCGACGCCACAATGACGCTTATTGGTTTCCTGTCGATCCCAGTAGAAATTAGTGACATTGTCGAGGTCGAGTCGTACGGCGTCACGCGGTTCACTGGTCGAGTAACCGACACGATCCTGACCCACGACTACAACCCGAACGGCCCAACGCTCGGTGTCGGTGATACCTGCTACGTCGCGCGCCTCGACGTCACACTGATAGGAAACCTCAGCCTGCTCGGCCTTAAATACGTCGGCGCAGCAGGGTACGCCAAAGAACTACTCAACGACCGGGTCGAGAACATCCTCACTGATGCAGCAGTGTCCTATACAAACAACAGCGACCCACTGATGACACAAGAAGCACTAGCGGCCCTTGACGGTGGCTACTCGGCGCTCGATCTGCTCACAGCACTCGGCACCCAGACAGGTGGCACCTTGTGCGACCTACCTGACGGCGCTGTGCTGTGGGAGTCGTACAGCCGTCGAGGCTACGGCTACAACCCAGCGCATTGGGCAGACCTTGACCCCACCGACACCTGGCCAGATATCCCATACATCTGGGCAGACGTTTACGACCGTGTCGACACGGCGCCAATCACCGTCGAGCTGCCACACACTGCAGTCGCCTGGTCACCAGTCTGGCGCAACACTTCACAGACAATCCTGAACGACGTCACAGTGATCTACGGCAGCAGTCAGAACCAATCACAGAACGACACCGACCCGGCGTCGATCATCACGCACGGTCGTCGAGCGTTCACGTTGTCGACGCAACTGCACGAAGCGACAGACGCCCTGTCTCGAGCGTCGGACATCATCCGCACCCAGTCGGAACCGCGCTACGCCGTGCAATCGGTCGAGGTCCTTGTCGAGACACTGACTGACCCACTACGTGGCAGCCTGCTCGACGTCATCAGTGGCAGCAAAGTCGGCATCAATTTACTTCCGCAGCCAGCACCGATCGACGACTTTGTGGGAGTGTGCGAAGGATGGGCCGAGACATACACCCCCGGCCAGCACAGGCTAGTCCTAAGCCTGTCTGACCCACGGTTCTCATACCAGGTAGTGCGTTGGAATGAGATAAGCGCCGTCCTAACTTGGGCCGGTGTCGACCTCACTGTGCAGTGGTACAACGTAGTCACTGCAGCCGACCTAGTCGCCTAACTGAAAGGATCAAGTCATGGGACTCCCGTACGTACTATCAAGCGACCTGGTGTCGGCGTATCCGGCAAAGTCGCTTGAAATCGCGCAATACGTCGACGGCTATATTCCACTGCTCGCGATGACACAGAACGCACAGACAGGTACGACCTACAGTTTCGTGCTGACCGACTTCACGAAGCTCGTCACGTTGTCGAACGCAAGCGCCGTAGCAGTCACACTCCCGCTCGAGGCGACCGTGGCATGGCCAGCGGGCACACAGTTGCGACTGCTGAACCAGGGCGCTGGCACGGTCACTGTCGCTGGTGCTGTCGGGGTCACCATCAACGGTACGCCGCTAACGCTTGCGCAGTACAAGGGCGCGAACCTCATAAAGACTGGGACGAACACTTGGACGTTTATCCCTTTCGCTAGTGGTAGCGCTGCAGCAGTGGTGAGCAGCACTACCGGATCGCCCACCATCACCACCGATGGAACCGCGACCGTGTATGCATTCACGGGCGACGGCACGCTAGTTGTCGGCACGGGCGGCACTGCTCGCGTGTTCGTGTGCGGGGCAGGCGGTGGCGGTGGCCCCGTCATCTCCGGTGAGTCCGGGGGAGGTGGTGGCGCAGGCTGGACAAGCGACACGACCGTCGTCCTTTCCGCTGGCACGTACACCATCAAGGTGGGCACGGCGGGAGCCGCTGGCGTTTCAAATAGCAGCGGGGGAGGACGTGGCGGAGACTCCTACATAACTCTGGGCGATGCCAATATCGCGGCACCCGGCGGTGGCGGTGGCGCCTACACAACTGGAACCGCGTTCGTGGTGGCGATGGTCGGCGCTTCAGGTGGCGGCGGAAATTACCAGCAGACGACCGGCGGATCTAGCGTGTTCACGTCAGGCGGGTATAGCGGCGGCAACGGCGCTAGCTATTCGGGCGGCGGCGGCGGCGGCGTCGGCGGCGCTGGTGCCAACGGCGTGGCCCTTTCGACGACCGGCGCAGCGGGTGGCCTTGGCAAGGATTCCGACATCCTCATATCCGGCACTCAGGTCTTCTACGGAGGTGGCGGCGGTGCGGGGAAGTCCAGTGCAGGCGGCACGAGCGGCGCAGGCGGCTCAGGTTCAGGTGGTGCAGGCGGCACGAACGGCGCCGGTGCAGCAGGAGTCACCTACGGCGGTGGCGGCGGCGGCGGTGGGTTGACCGGAGCCAACAACGGTGGAGCAGGCAAACAGGGCGTCGTGATCGTGAGGATCGGCTGATGGCAATCTACGCACGCATTCAAGATTCACTGGTCATCGAGATGCACACCGTGTCCGATGAAGTGCCAGACGCGGACGCATTCCTGGCCGAATTGTGGGGAGGAAATGCAGGGAATTACATCATCACGCCATTACCTGACGATAATGGTTTCCCTCGGATCGGCTACACATGGGACGGGACAAACTTTGCGGCACCAGAACCGCCCGAGGTCGCGCCATGAGCTGGAAACTAGCGGCGGCAGCGGACACGCTCAGGAAACAGGTCAACACGCGCTACCCAAAGCGCGACAAGTCGAGCGACGGCACGATAGGAGACCAGGCACACAAGCGCCGGATATCCGACCACAACCCAGACAAGTCTGGCTACGTCATGGCACTCGACCTCGATGAGGACGGCTGGCCAGCGCACAAGTTTGCCGACCAACTCATCGAGTACGTACGCAAGTCAGGCGACAACCGGATAAAAAACGTCGTCTACGAAGGTCGAGTAGCAAGCGGCACCTATGCGGACCAACGATGGGTGTGGCGCAGCGCCCCTAGCCTCGGACACGC